GAGCCACAATCCTTTAAAACCTATCGTATGTTTCTTCACGCGAGCATACCACACCACCGGCGACGAGCATTACCTCGGCTGGATCTTGGATTTGATTTAGAGCTCGTTATATAGCCTATTTGTGTTCTAGTAGTGCCTGACGTAGTTTATTTGATCCACCAACTCTAACATTGATGATTCCGTTGTAGTATTCGTCTGTCTCTAAGACTCGCCTATCAAACTGTTCTCGTGCTTCAATGTAACTCATTTCAGCTCTGCTTTTGCAGAAGTAAAGTATTTCACGAGTAAAGTTTTTTTCGCCTAAGTTTTTTACATCTTCGTTCAGTCTATCTGAACTTCCCCAGTATTCACGCCAGTCACTTTCTTTATGACCTCTGCGTTTGTTTTTTTTGCCTTTTAATGGTGGCTTGGTTGTTTTAAATTTTGCTAACTTTTTGCCTACGTATTTTTGTTTTGTCTTTTTGTTTGTTATTAGATATACAAAGCCTTCGTATTCATCTGGTACTTCGTTTATTTTTTTACCTTTGTACGTCCAATGCATAAAGTGTTTATGCTAGTAGGCTTTAAGCCTGTACCTTTTTTGAGTTTTCTTTGTGCCTATTCATGTATGCTTCGCCGAACATTCTACTAAAGTATTCAGTTGGCCAATTTTTTAAGCCTTTGTCATATTCTTCTACATTATTATACATTTTGAGAAATTCGTCAATGGTTTTTTTGTTGTTACTTGCTTGAATTTCGTGTAATAATTTTTCATTGCGTACTCTTCTAATATATTCTGCTTGTTGTTCTGGTGTAGACTTTTTAGGCCAATCAGCTAAATCTTCTTTGTCCATCCAGTTGTTGGCAATATCTATCCAGTTTACATCTGGAAACGCAGTAACATAGCCTATAACACTGTCCATACAGTTTGCTATATCATAATATTTTTGTTTGACCAAATCTTTGTGATTGAGTTCTTCGCCGATGCGTCTCATGTCTCTCCAGAAATGATTATCGCCTCTGTTGGAAAGAGTGTAATGTACGGCTGTATAATCGGCAATGTCTTGGAAGTAATTATTCATTTTTCGGTTGTAATAATCTTTATCCAAGTTGCGTTGATACATCCAAGCAATACGTTTGATGCTGGCAATAATACTAACAACAGCATTTGCTTCAAGCGGATCTGTAAATGAGGCAGACATTCCTACAGCAAAACAATTTCCTACATTAGGAGTTTTTAATCTTCCCGGTTTCCATTTTAGCAATCTTGGAGGGCGAATATTTCTATCACCAATTTCGTTTTTCAACCACTCAAGAGCCTCATCGTCACTAAAGTATTTGTCACTGAAAATCAATCCAGTACCAATGCGGGCGTCCAAGCAAATTTTAAATTGCCAGCCCATGTCTTGCCTAATGCTTCTAGTATAGTTTACAAATTCGGCATCTTTGTCTTCGTAACGTATTGGACACACCCAGGCACTGTTCATTCTATTTGCTTTTGTTTGAACAAATTCCGTTGTTAAATGGCTAATTAAAAATCTGCTAAGTCCTGTACAGTCTAACCAAATGTCGCTGGTTACTACTGTTCCATCTTCGAGTACAACATTTTTTATACCTTCTTCGCCAGTATTAACTGTTTCAATGTGTGCAATAGTTTCTTTAATGCCATAAGGTTTACAAACATTTTCAATAATCCAAGGCGCACACTTTTCTGCGTCAATGTGATAAGCATATGTTGCAGTAGCAGGAATTAAATAATTTCCATTGTCATCAAACGGCATTTTTTTATCTTTTAGATACTGATAGCCTTCTGCGTTGTGATGATAAACATCCAAGTCTGGCGCCGCCCCACTGCGATAGACGTCTAACCAAACATCGCTTGTTCTTAAATCGTCTGGGCCTACGCTAGTGACATTACTCCAAGTTGTTTCTTTGTCATGCCAGTTGCTCCAATGGAACATACGTAGTACATCTTTGCTACCTTCGGCAGTATCTGTAAAGTCTTCAATGTTGTTTCCGTATTTGAAAACAGCATTTGTTTCTCTCATAAAACGTTTTTCATCAACACCTAGTCCGCCTAACATACCTGGCAAGTGAGGAGTAATACTTTCTCCAACACCTATGGTTCCTACTTTAGGACTATGAATCATTTCAACTTTAGAGTCTGGTAGTTCCTTTTTTAAAAAACAACTTGTTAAAGCACCTGCTAACCCGCCACCTACAACTGTAATTTTCATTCTTCATTCCTTTTTGCTTTGCGTTTGTTGTCTGCCCATTTACCGCTTGCACGGATCTCAGCTAACTCAACAGCATAGCGTTCTTTTACTTCTTCTTGTCTTGTTTTACACAAGCTCATTAGTTGTCTAAGTTCTCTTCTTACTCTTCTTTTACTTCTTTCGCTTGGCAAACGTTCAAAGTCTTCACTTGCCGCAAGGTAATCAAGAACCTTCTGCATTAATTTATCATGTGTGTCGTTGTTCATTCTATAATATCGATATCGTTTTCATATGATGTAAAGCCATTTTCTTTTACGACTTTCATAACATGATTCACTCTACCAACTAGTTCGTCCTTGTGAGATATAAGAAAAACATTTTTACTACGTTCTCTACCCATCTTTTTCAATACAGCTAACGCACTTTCAACGCCAGCAGTGTCCATTCCGCTATCAATAAGTTCGTCAATGAACAATAAGTTGACGCCTTGGTATAATGATTCCCAAACATCTCTAAATGCCCAACTCATGCCTAGTATTAGCCTGTTACGTTCGCCTCTTGATAAGTTATCAAAGTCGAGATCTTGTCCCAGCTGAGTAATCTCAACTGACAAATCGTTTTGAAACTCTACTTGATGTGGTAAGCCTAGTTTGTCTAAATAATATGTGAGCCTATTGTTCAGATACGCTAAGTTTTGATCAATGATCTTTTTACGTATGAACGAGTCTTTGTTTGTCAAAAGTTTTAATAAAAACTCTTGATGGTCTTTCAAACTAGTTAGGTCATTAACTGGTTGCCAATTTATTTCTTGTAATGCAGTATCAGTTAAATCATCAATCTGAGCTTGATAAGGATCTTCTTCTTGTGTTTTACTTATCAAACTATTCTTAAGATTATCTACATTGTTTCTATGTTCGTATGCTTCTTTTGCAGTTTCATAAAAAGTAGTAGGACGACCGTTGATATCACCAATATCATTTAGCAATGACATTGTTTTTTCTAATTTTCCAGCAACTTCTGTTTGATAACCCATTGCATCGGTAAGTTCTTTGTTTTTTCGAACTGATATTTCTTCTTTTTTATCTGCATGTAACGCTTGTCCGCAAGTATAACAAATAGCATCGTCAAGATCCTTTACATCTTGTGCCGCTTTGTCAACACTTTTAGTTGCTCGCATTAATGCCGCTTCAAGTGTTGCTTTTTCTTTGTTTAAACTAGTCAAACGGTTGTTTGTTTCTGTCCAGTTAGTTAATTTTTCATGTGAATCAAGTTCTGCATTAATGTTTAACTTTTCTAACTCTTCAATACCGCTGTCAAGACGCTCAATATCTTGTTTTTGTTTAGCTTTCCAAGCTCTTTGTCTACCAGCAAGTGTTTCTATGCTTTGTTCGATCTTTTTATTGCTTGTTTCGATAGCATTTATCTTTAATGTTTCTTCAGTAATAAGTTCTTTTGTAGTTTTAACCTTTTCTTTGAGTATTTCTGCTTTTTCAGTAAGGATAGTTATACCGAGTAGCTGTTCAATGATAGCACGTTGATCATTTGCCCGCATACTTAGGAATGGTTCTGTGTATGTGTTCAATGCAACTACGTGTTTGAACATATCGTGAGTCATATCCAATAGATGATTAATATCTTCTTGTGTTTTTCTACTGTCACCTTGTGATTCATCATGCATATCGTCTTGTTGTTCGTGATTATTAATGTAAAACTTTAATACATTAGGTGATCTACCACGTTCAATACGATATTGATTGCCGTCTTTCTCAAAGTTTAGTGTAACTAACATACCTTTACTGTTAGTTTTGTTAATCAAGTTGTTTCTCTTGATATTTGTTAGTGCTTGGCCGTACATGGCATATGATAATGCATTTATTATCGTAGTTTTACCAGTACCGTTTCGAGATCCGGTGTCGTCACCTCCTTGGTCTAAGTTTTCACCAAGCACTAGAGTGAGTTGCTCCTTGTTGAAGTCAACTGCTTGGGTAACGTTACCCACACTCATAAAGTTTTTAACTGTTAAATCTTGTATTTTTATCATGCGAGCTCTGTATATATGTCCAAAAGTAGTTTCTTGTTAAACTGTTCACTGTCAATAGCTTGTATTTCTTTGCTAACTATCTGATCAACACTTTCAAACTGTTCAATGTCTAAGTCTGTGTTAATCTCTTCTATAGACTTTTGCGGTATGAGCGTGATCTCTCTACATTCATACTGATCCATAAATGTTTCTTTGATATAACTTGCTTCTTCATAGCTAATATCAATGTCTAGTGTAACTCTTAGGTACATACTTGGCTTGATCAATGTGTCTTTCTCATCAATCAGCTTTGATAACTTCACTGTTCTATACTTAGGACAGTCTGGCCAGTTGATATACTCTGGTTCTGCATTGTTCTCACGGTCTAGTATCATCATACCACGGTCATCATCCCACGCATCAGCATAGTTATGTGGGAAAGCATTACCAATATAGTGTACCTTGCCTTGCTTCTGACGTTTATGAAAGTGTCCACTAAACACATACTCTTGGTTCTTGAAGTGTTCCGCTTTAAGTTCACCGTGATCAGGCATCTGTACCATAGCATTCATATAGAAGCTAGGTAGTTCGAAGTGTCCAAACAAGTACTTTGCTTTTAACTTCTCCATCTGTCGCCATTCATCGCCCACTAACCACGGAACTAGTGCTACATCGTCATCTACTTGCATTTGATCAACTACAGTTATACCTGGAATGTGTCTTGCAAACTCAGTTGAGCTTACATCACGCTTGTCTTTGTAGTACAAGTCGTGATTACCTGCAAACATATAGAACTTTTCAAACGATTGACCTAGTTTCTCTAACAACTTAATGGTTGTATTCATGGTTGTAAGGTTTAAACTGTTCCTATTATGGTGCCAGTCCCCGCAGAACAGTCCAGTTTCGCAACCATTGGCTTTTGCTGTGTCAATATACCAGTCGATATAGTTTTCACAGTCTTGATTATGTACTCGTGAGTTACCCTTCATACCCAAATGGATATCGGTAAACACCGCCGCTTTTTTAAACAATAAGAATCTCCACTTCGTTGCTAGTATAAAGCAATTTTACTTAAAAATCAACCTGTTTTTAGGCCTTCTCTACGTTGAGCGGCTTCCCATTCGCCTGCATGTTGTCTTGTATGCGAAGGATCCATGTTATTCATCTCTAAGATATCATCTCTTATGTTTTGATTACGTTTCTCTATGTTAATAACACGTACAAAGCTGTTTGTTACTGCCGCTGTGTAGTATGCAAATGGGTTTTGTGACTTTGATTCGTCGAACTGTAAACCTATTTGTGCTAACTGTAGTATTGCTTGTCCTCGCATTTCATCATTGTATGTATATCCACGAACATTACCACGTGTAGCATACCTATCACAAAGTTTCATCCACATACTTGCAAGTTTATTTGTTGCTTGTCCGTGTCCTTTGTTAAAGTAACCGTTTTCCATTCCACCTTCCCAATGACTTTTGCCTACACAAATAACATTGTCGTTTTCATCAAACTTATAGTGTTGAAAGGGAGGAAAGTTAAGTTTTGTTTTTTCATCTGCAACAGTTTTAGGATTCTTTTTACGTCCTGGTTCGTCTGGTACATGATCAAATGTCATTATACGGAATACTAAGTCAGTTTTCTCTATTTTTCTATAATCAACTTCAAACTCTGCCATTTTAACCTTCCTACCGTCGGCTTTAGCGGCTTCGTATGCACGTTGTCCTTGTTTTTTCGCTTTGTTACGCTTTGCTTCTGCTACTGTTCTAACATTTATTTTGTCTACACTAGGTAGAATAATGTCATAATCTGCAAATTCTGGTGCTACGTAACTACAAAATGTATTTTTTGATTTGTGGATCTCTAATAACATGTCTTTGTTATTGAGATAATTTATTTTTCTGGCCATTTTTTCTATATCCTTTACACTATAATAAACTATGTGCTTTATTTTGTCAACTAAATAGTATGTAGGAGTTTACTATGACAAATAATCCAATGCAATCAGTTCCAAATACAGTTGGAACAAATAACATAACCCAACCTTTCTTTTCAAATAGATCAAGAGTTGGACGAGAAATAAGAGCTAACAATCTACCTATTGGTGCAGAACCTGTTGCACGATCTGCAACGACTGCGAGATTTGCTCCTACTAATGACGGTACTCCTGATTGGCGTGTAAAAATTAAAGTTCCTACACTTTCAACGTTTAGATACAGTCCGATATTGTATCCATTACAAAGAACTGATTGGTTTGCAGTATTTCCTGTTACTCCTAATATTAATCTAGTGACTTCAGCTTTCTATGATAGTCTCACCCCTACACATAGTAATTATCCCTTTCCGCAATATACCAACAGTCAACATGATGATATAAGTGTAAGTGGTGCATTTCCTGTGCAAAGTGAAGCAGATGGAGCATATTGGGTAGCTTGTGTACATTTTTTTAGAAGTTTAACTAAAATGTTTTATGGAGAAAGTGCAGAAAAAGGTTCTCCGCCACCTGTTATTAAGTTATCAGGCTATGGCGATTATGTTTTGCCTAATGTACCATGTGTTGTAACTAACTTTAGTTTCGATTTACCTAATGGAGTAGACTATTTAAAGATAAACACAGGACAGTTTGGAGAATATTCATCAACATATCAAATGGTACCTACACAAAGTTTACTTACATTGCAACTCAAACCTATATACAGTAGAAGTAAGGTATCAGAGTTTAATATGGATAACTTTATACTTGGCAACGAAGCTGAGAAAGGATTTATTTAATGGCTCAATATGGAAAAACAAGTCCTTATTCAAATACAAAGTATACAGTTACAGGAGAGTTAGATATTTTAGATATACGTCCTGTTCCTGAAGAAGATGACGATATTCTATACACAATAGAACCACAATATTCTTTTAGACCTGATTTACTTGCTTTTGATCTTTATGATACATCAAAACTCTGGTGGGTATTTGCACAACGTAACATGGAAGTTATAAAAGATCCTGTATTTGATTTTATTGCAGGAACACAAATATACTTACCCAAGAAATCATCATTGAAACCAGCGTTAGGTTTATAAATGGCAATAAAAAGAAATAGCTTACATCAGTTTGCAAGTTTTAACACAATATTTACTATGTCTTGTTTAACAAGAGATGAAATCGCTGTGCCAAATGAAACATACAGAGCTAATGGTCCGTTAAATGTTATATTCAGAAGCGGCGGAGGCGCAGGCGAAAACAAAGTTACAACCGAATACGAAGATATCATTGGCGGAAAGTTAGAATATTTTATTGATAACGTGAACATTGAATCATTGTGTGTGCCTAATACAAAATCACGCAGTACAAATGCTACATTTGTAACATTTACTGTTGCAGAACCTTATAGTATGGGTTTATTTTTACAAACTTTGCAAATCGCGGCAACATATAGCGGATATTCAAACTATGCTAATGCTCCGTTTATGCTTTCAATGGAGTTTGTAGGATATGACGATGACGGTGACGTTATTATAACCGAAGAAGGTATAAATCTTAGAAGAGATATTCCTATTAAGTTATCAAATGTTACATTTGATGTGAATCAAGGAGGCACAACATACAATGTTGAAGGTATTCCGTGGAATGAACAAGCATTCCTAGATGATGCTACTTCTATTCCTACCGATGTAGCATTAAAAGGAACTACAATATCAAAACTGCTAACAACAGGTGAACAAAGTTTATGTACAATCATAAATGGACACTTTGGAGAGCTAAAAAATGCAGGACAGTTACCGGATAATAACGAAATTGTTATAACATTTCCAACTAACATTGCAAGTAGCGTTAATCCTGCTGTACAACCTAATACTACTGATAGAGGTGCAACTACAAAAAGTAGATCAACTAGGTCATCAGGCGGTAGTGGTATATTTGGAGCAGTGGCCGCAGGAGTAGTAGGCGGAGTCATAGGTGGATTAGCCAATGGACAAAGCCTGTCAGACAGTTTTTCTAGTACATTAGGAGGATTAGCTGGGGGATTAGACAAAAGTTTAGGCGGATTACTTTCAAACTTTAAATCTGGTAACGTACAAGGTTTATTTGAAAGCATTAGTGGATTTTTAGGTGCTCAAGCACCACAAGGATTTGAAGCATTCCTTAGTATGATTACAGGACAAGTACTAACTAAAAGTCCTATTGGAGATAACTTGAGCAAAATAGCTTTAGATAGTGGAAATGTTAATCAAATAGGTAATGCAAAGTGTGTTAAAGATTTTTCTGAATCAGGAACAGTGCCTATGCCTCAAACTGGACAGGTGTATGATAAGAAAAACAAAGTTATGACACGTTCTAAAAATGTTATAAGCAATGATGAGCGTGTTTTTTCTTATAGTGCAGGCACAAGTTGTATAAAAATTATTGAAGATGTTGTTCTTTCAAGTGATTGGGGTAAAAACTTAAAAGAACGTGCGCCTGATGCAAACGGAATGGTTCCTTGGTTTAGAATAGATGCTGAAACATTTTTAAAACCTAATCCTTTACAAGAAAATGTATATGGTAGCGATGCAAAAGTTATGCATTATAAAGTTGTTGAGTATATGGTACACAGTAGCCATTTTCAACGTCCAGGAGATGCTGGATTATCTTACAATGGTTTAAGGTCTAACGCTAAAAAAGAATACAACTATATCTATAGTGGAGAAAATGTAGATATTGTAAAGTTTGATATAAATTTTAGAGCAAGTTTCTTCCAGTTTATACAACCTGACATGGGTCAATCTAGTATTGATGCAAAAACAGGCGGTACACAACAAAATATGGTACAACAAAAACCTGAACAACTTGGAATGAACACTTCTTACAGTGGATCTAACAGTGACACAGGTTCGCCTACACAAGTATTTGGCAACAGTTCTACTCTACAAGGTGGTGGCGGTGCAGGTATAGACAACAGCAAAGTTAGATGGGCAAAGAAGTTTCATGATAACATTTTAGGAAGTGGTAGTGTAGATTTAGTAGAAGTTAAACTTCAAATATTTGGCGATCCTTATTTTATTGTAGATTCTGGTATGGGCAACTGGACTGATACTGCAAGCGACCTTAATGAAACTAGTACAGGGCAGATTGAATATCAACGTAGCGAATGTGATGTTATTTTGAACTTTAGAACACCAATAGATTACAATCCTGAAACAGGAGGAATGATATATCCTGAAGATACAGTGCCTGTAAGCCAGTTTAGTGGTTTATATAAAGTTATTTCTATTGAAAATAATATTTCAGGAGGTGTATTTACACAAGAACTTACTTTACTTAGGCGTAGAGGACAACCAGAAGATACAAATAACAAAGGTACAGGTAATCAAGCAAACAAAGTTAAAGACGTTGGGTCTACACAGGCATTAAACACAGGATTTCAGTTATAATGAGCACACCTATTAAAGCAGAACAAACAAGAAGTGTAGATGACGGACAACTACAATCTAAATCAGGACCATATCTTGCAAGAGTTTTAAAACATGCTGATCCATTATACTTAGGTGGGCTAGAAGTTGAGCTTTTAAAAGTAAGTGAAGCAGGAACAGCTGGCGAAACACTAGGACAAACGGCAATAGTTTATTATGCAAGTCCTTTTTATGGCGTAACAGGCGCACAACACCTTGGAAAAAATGATACGTATAGCAATACACAAAAAAGTTATGGATTTTGGGCTATTCCACCCGATCCTGGTACTCTTGTTCTATGCACATTTGTAGAAGGCAGTAGAGAATTTGGGTATTGGTTTGGTTGTGTACCAGAAAGAGGAATGACATTTATGTTACCTGGCGGACAACCTGGTACAGAACAAACAAGTGGTAATATTCCTAAAGAACTTAAAGGTAAAAAACTTCCAGTTGGCGAATACAACAAAAAAACTACTAAGTTGCAAACTAACAACGCTGTAAAATATAAAAGACCTGTAAATGAAGACTTCATTGAACAACTAAAAGAGCAAGGTTTAGTTGAGGATGACATACGAGGAACAACAACTAGTAGTGCTCAACGTGAATTTCCTAGTGCAGTGTTTGGTATTAGTTCTCCAGGACCAATAGATAAACGTGGAGGATCTCCGCAAGGCAAAATAGGAATAAAAGAAAGCAAAGCAACTGTGCATGTAAGCAGATTAGGAAGCAGTAGTTTTGTAATCGATGACGGTGACGATAAGTTATTAAGAGAAGGATCACCTGAAGACACTCCATACAAATACATAAACAAAGAAGCAAGTGAACAAGGTGGTGATGTTCTTAGACCTGCTAATGAAATGATACGTCTACGCACTAGGACTGGTGCTCAGATAATGATGAACACAAGTGAAGATTTAATATACATCAATAACAGTAGAGGAACTGCTTGGATTGAAATGTCAAGTAATGGTAAACTTGACGTATATGCAAAAGATAGTATAAGTTTTCACACAGAAACTGATTTTAATTTTGTTGCAGATAGGGATATAAACTTTGAAGCAGGAAGAAATGTTAATATGATTGTAAACAACAATATAAATTTAAGTTGTGCATTAGATTATCATTTGCTTGTTGGACAAGACGGGTATATAAAAGCAAAAAATAACTTAGAAACAACAGTTACTAACGATTTAAAGACTACAGTGTTAAACAATCAAGAAACATTAGTCAGTAATAGTATATTAACAACTGCAACTGACGGTAGTATGAGTTTGTTTGCTGGTGAAGATATGAAAATACAAGCAACTGGCTCAAGTAACATAAAAAGTTCCTATCATAAAGAAACTGCTGATAGGATTGATATGAATACAAGTGACGCGGCTGAAGCAGATCTAGCTACCGAAGCAACTTTACCAGTAAAATCAGCGTTTCCATTTAGAGTTCCACAGCACGAACCATGGCAAGGACATGAAAGTTGGAACCCAGAAGAAACTGCACCTGATAAAACAGAGGCAACACTAGAAGAAAGCCAAGACGTACATATGGAGGAACGTCCTATACAAACGGACAGAACTGCAATGAACGGTCTTACGCCTGAGGAGGAATAAAATGTTTGCAGTAAAAGGAGGAGCTTTGTCGGCACCTGTGATAAGGGAAAGTATATCACGTGCTACTCAAGGCATAAATCAAATAAATCCAAACTTTCCAATACCAACAGTAGCAGTGGTAGGAGCCATACAAGGTGGTATAGAAGGCGGATTACAAGGTGCTGTACAAGGTGCGGCACAAAATATTATATCAGCGGGATTAGCAAAAGCCGCTGGTTCGCTACAAGGCGTACCTAATCCGGGTGCATTTGTAGGAGGCACAGGTTGGATTAGTCAAGGAACACTTGCAGGTGGATATTCAGAACAATTTAGAGCTCAACAACTAGCAGGCAACTCAAATGCTGAACTTATAGATACGTATTCAGGCACAATAAACTCTACAAAAGACAAATATAGTGAAAAAAGAACTGAAATAAAAGACCAACCCGGCGATACAGTTGATTATATCAAAGATAGTTTTTTACAAGGCTTACAAGGTGGGCTTAGTAGCATACTCGGACAAGGATTGACAGGCTTATTTGGTAACTTACCAGGTGTGATGCAACAACTTTTAACAACTACTGGTCTAACAGGTGCAATGGGACAAGCACTTGCTCAGATAGACGGTGCTATAGGACAAGCACTTGGAGGTGTAAGTAGTGCCTTTGGAAAACTAGGAGGAGAACTTGCTCAAGGATTAGGAACAGCATTAGGTGGCATACCGGGTGTAGGACCAGTATTTGAACAGTTAGGCAAAGGTATAAGCAGTTTTACAAAGAATATGGAAAGTGGACTAAACGGTTTACCTGATCCATTGAAACTTATATTAGGTAATGCGGCCGCAAATGCAGGTGCTAATCTTGTCAACAAAGCAACAAAAGGAACAAAAATACCAAAAGTTGATAGTGTAGCAATAGCTAAAGAAGTTACATTTGGAGATAACCCTGCTGGACAGCTAAGAACTATATCAAATATTGCACGAGACCTTGATAGAAAAACTTACAAAACTACTGGCAATCAAATATTTGGTGATGTTTCAGCTCAATGTGCATTATGTGCCAGAGAGTTTGATAAAAAACTTGTTAAAAAGAAAAACAATCAGTTTGGATTTAATCTACAACAAAAAGGTGTTATTGAAAACACAAGAACAGTAGTTAACGGTCAAGTTTATACTATAACAAATAATCAGATTAGATACGTGCCACAATAGGAGCATAAATACGTTATGGCTGTAAATGAAAAACAACTTTATAAAAATATTTCAGTGTCAAATGGAGTGACTTCACCGCCTGTGACAAGTAAACAATATCGTGGTGTTAGCACAGTAGCTAATCCTAAAGGTTTTAATTTGTATGACCTACAAATAATAAAGCAAGATATTATAAATCACTTTCACATACGACAAGGTGAGAAACTAGAAAATCCAGAGTTTGGCACAATAATCTGGGATATTATATTTGAACCATTTACAGATGATTTGAAGCAACTTATTATTGAAGATGTCACAGAAATTGTAAACTTTGACCCAAGAGTTAATGTAGATAGCGTAACTGTAGACACATATGAAAGTGGCATTCAAATAGATGTTACTCTAACATATCTTCCATATAGTATAAGCGAATCTATGCGTATAAAGTTTGACCAAGCAAATGGTCTAATTTAAAGTACGCACTTTTTTTATTCAGGTAAATATACTATAAAGTGAGGAATGGCAAATGTCAACAACGGATAGGCAAAATAGATTACTTTTAGCAGAAGACTGGAAGACAATCTATCAAAGTTTTAGATACGCTGATTTTCAAAGTTATGATTTTGATAATTTACGTAGAACAATGATTACATACATTAGGGAGAACTATCCAGAAGACTTTAATGATTATATTGAGTCAAGTGAATACCTTGCACTAATAGATCTTATTGCATTTTTAGGTCAAAATCTTGCCTTCCGTACAGACTTAAATGCTAGAGAAAACTATATTGAAACAGCAGAACGTAGAGAAAGCATACTCCGTTTAGCTAGATTAATAAGTTACAACGCTAATAGAAATATTGCAGGTAACGGATTATTAAAAATAGAAAGTATAAGCACTACAGAAGATGTTGTAGATGCAAATAATAACAATCTAAGCAATCAAACTATTATTTGGAATGATGCAACTAATACAGATTGGTATGAACAGTTTATAAAAATATTAAATGCGGCTTTACCTGCTAACAACATATTTGGTAGACCTGTAAAGAAAGCAACTGTAGATGGTATCACCACTGAACAGTATAGATTTAATGGTAATAATCAAGATGTTCCTATCTATTCTTTTACTAAGTCTATAGACGATGCATCACGTAAATTTGAAATAGTGAGTACAGGTATTAATATTGAAAACAATACAATATTTGAAGAAGAACCTTATCCAGGAAATAGATTAGCGTTTTTATATAGAGACAATGGACAAGGTGCAGGTAGTTCAAATAGTGGATTTTTCTTTCATTTTAGACAAGGTACATTAGAGAACAACACATTTAGTGTTGCTAATCCTGTTCCAAATACAACTGTAAACATTGATAGTGATAATATTAACAATACAGATGTTTGGTTGTATAAACTAGATAGCAATGGTAACGAAGAAGCATTGTGGACTTCGGTTAACAGCACAGAAGGCAATAATATTGTTTACAATAACGTTTCTAAAGGTATAACAGACATTTATAGTGTGTTAAGCAGAGTAAATGATAGAATAAGTTTGATTTTTAGTGACGGTACTTTTGGCACTCTTCCAAAAGGAGACTTTAAAGTTTATTATAGAGTAAGTGCCAATGAACAATACAGCATCAAGCCAGCAGACATGCAAGGCATAAGCATATCTATACCATATATTAGTAAAAATAATACATTAGAAACACTAAATCTTATATTGGAACTTACAAGTATAGTATCTAATGCAGATAGTGCAGAATCAAACGAAAGCATTCAAACAAATGCACCTAGTACATATTATACACAAAACAGACTTATAACAGGTGAAGATTATAACATTGGTCCACTTGGTGTAAATCAACAAATTATAAAAACAAAAAGCGTCAATAGAACAAGTAGTGGTATTAGTAGGTATTATGATTTACGTGATAGCACTGGAAAGTACAGCAATACACTTATGTTTGGAGATGACGGTAGTGTTTTTACAGAAGATTTACTAGGTAAGTTTAGTTTTTCTTTTTCAAGTAAGACTGATATTGAAGCAGTAATAAATTCACAAGTTTTAGAAGTTATTAAAGGAATACAAACCAAAAACTTTTACTACAAAAACTTTGATAGAAATACAAGTGTTGCGGATTTAAATTATGAATGGGTAGCCACAACAAATGATACAAATCAAAGCACAGGTATATTACAAGACCAGTTTGATATTGCTATTGCTGTTGGAACGTTTACAGCTACAGCATTGCGTTTTATGACAGCAGGCAGTTTAGTAAAATTTAAAGCACCAACAGGAAAATATTTTGATAAAGATAACACAATAAAAACTGGAACACCATCAGCACTAGGTGACAAAGAGTATATTTGGACTAAAGTTATTAGTATATACGAAGACGGTACTACAGCAGAAGTTGGAAGCACGTTAGGTCCAATAGTTTTTAATGACAATATTCCAAGCACAGCTTATTTGTGTGAAATTATTCCTGTTTTGAATAATAACATTGTCAATGATACTTTATCACAAATGGTTGATCAAGTTTTTGCGTACAGAACATTTGGTTTACGATACGATGTTGAAACAACAGACTGGAAAGTAATACTTAATAGTAACTTAGATAAAGTTAATAATTTTGATACTGCAAAAACAGGCGATGTAACAGGAACAAATCAAGACGCAAGTTGGATTTTCTTATTTGAAACTGATGGCGAAACATATACAGTCACTTATCGTGCAGTAAGATATGTATTTGAAAGTGATAAACAAATACGTTTTTACTTTGATGGAAATGATAGAATATACGATAGTAAAACAGGAAAGATTGTTACAGACACAATAGGCGTTTTAAGCAACAATAATAAGCCTGATACATTAACACCATTTCAGAAAGATTGGCAATGGCAAGTTGTTTCTGAATATAGAACATCAGAAGGATATGTAGATAGTAAAAAACTTGAAATAAGTTTTACTGATGTAGATAACGATGGTGTTATAGATGATCCTGATTTGTTCACACAGATTGTTGATCCGGATTACTTACCAGATACCAAATATATTTTTGCAAAAAAGTTTACTAGAAGCAACACAGTAACATATGAATATGTTGAAGCAGATGCTGAAAAAATAGAAGTAAAGAATACAGAAGCCGCAATAGGAGCATATAGCGCCTATGATAGCGATTGCGTATTTTACATTAGTAGCACTAATAAGTTTAAATCTTTGAATAGCACAAAAACTGCATTAGTTTTGAATACAAATTATAAAGCATATAAAGGGCGTGATAAGATTAGATTTGATTATAGACACGCCGCGGCTGAAAATAGACGAATAGATCCTAGTAGCAGTAATATTATTGATCTATATCTTCTTACAAAAACCTATGACATTGAATATAGAAAATGGCTCAAGGGTGATATTACAGTACAACCATTGCCACCTAGCAGTGATGCACTATTTTTAGATTACGGACAATCTATCAAAGCAATAAAATCTATTAGTGATGAAGTTATATATCATCCTGTTAAGTATAAGCCATTGTTTGGTGCGTATGCTGATAATGATTTACAAGCTACGATTAAAATCGTTAAAAATGCTTCTAGAGTTGTAAATGATAATGATATAAAGTCAAGAGTTATTGATAGTATTAATGAATTTTTTGCACTTGAAAACTGGGATTTTGGCGAAACATTTTATTTCAGCGAACTAGCGGCTTATATTATGAAACAAGTTGCACCTGACATTAGCAGTATTGTGTTAGTTCCAAAAACTGAAACACAAAGTTTTGGTAGCTTATATGAAATCAAAAGCGAAAATGACGAAATATTTGTTAGTTCAGCACAGGTTGGTGAAGTTGAAGTAATAGATAGTATTACAGCTTCAAGATTAAAAGCATCAGGAAAAGTAATAACAAGTGATGATGTTCCTAACACTGGAATACAAAGCACAACAACATCAAATACAACTGTCATAGAAGGAAATAGCTACTAATGGCATACAACGATAATCAGAATGAATATCCTGTTCCAGGCAAAAGCAGTGACAAAAAAACTACAGCATCATTACTCCCTCGTTATTTTAGAACCGATCCAAATAAAAAGTTTTTGGGAAGCACTTTAGATCAACTTACAAATCCTGGAGTTGTTGAAAAAGTAAATGGTTATGTAGGAAGTAGAGTTGCAAAAGCAACTACTATAAAAGATAGCTATGTTGAAGATGTCAGTAAACTAAGACAAGATTATCAACTAGAGCCTTTTGCTGTTATTAATGATAATTTGAATAACACAGTATTTGATGCAGATTATTTAGATATATTAGGACAAATAACTGCATTTGGCGGCAATGTTACAAATCACGATAAACTGTTTGCACAAGAATTTTATGCATGGAACCCACATATTGATTATGATAAGTTTACAAACTTTAGAGAATACTATTGGTTACCAAACGGTCCACAAGAAATACCAGTAGCAGGACAAAGTTTACAAGTAAAAAGCACATATACTTTAAACACTGTTAATGATAATAACATTGTGAGTTATTTGATGTCTCCAGATGGGCTTACTAGAAATAAAAGTGTAAAACTTTTTAGAGGACAAACATATATCTTTGAAGTAGATACATTAGGACACCCTGTGTGTTTTGCAACTGACAGAGGCACAGATGTTGTGTTCACAGAAGACAGCTCCTTCTTAGACAAACAATATAATGAAGGTGTTACAATATCTCATGCAGTACAAAATGATACAACTGTTGATATTAACGATTATATAAAACCAGGATTTATTGAAAAAGGAACATTAACATTTACAGTACCAATGGATGCTCCGGATATACTATATTATGTAAGCCAAAACGATATTAATGTAAGTGGTATTTTTAGAATATTTGATGTTGAAGAAAATAGTGCTATTGATGTACAAGAAGAAATAATAGGCAAAAAAACATATACAAGTTCAAACGGTTGGGATTTTTCAAACGGAATGAAAGTATATTTTATTGGTAACGTAACTCCGGCATCTTATGCTACCGGATTGTATTATGTTGAAGGAGTTGGAGAGTCTATACAACTTGTACCTGTAGAAAATTTAGAAGTGCCTGCTATTTTTACACAAGATACACAAATACCATTTGATTCAAATGCATTTGATAGAGTGCCTTTTAGTAACGCACGTAGTTTTGCTGGAACAAAAGATTATATTTGTATTAACAGAAGAGATGAAAGTCGTAATCCATGGGCTAGATATAACAGATGGACACATAAATCAGTTATTGAAAAATCAGCAGAAATAAACAATCAACCAGTAAACTTAGATCAAACTGCAAGAGCTAAACGTCCTATTATTGAATTTGAACCAAATATTAGATTATACAATCATGGTACAACTGCTAAACAAAATGTTGATTTAGTCGATACTTTTACAACTGATGTTTTTAGTACTATAGAAGGTACAGTTGGTTACAATATTGACGGCATAGATGTAGTTGAAGGTATGCGTATTCTATTTACAGCAGATCCTGATAGTATGGTAAATGGCAAAATATACACAGTAAAATTTATTAACCATACAAACACTATACAAATAAGTTTAACAGAAACTGAAGATGCAACACCTGTTTTGAATGAAACAGTGTTAGTAAAAAATGGTGTAAAAAATGCTGGCTGTATGTATTATTACAACGGAACAGAATGGAAAAAAGCACAAGACAAAACTGCTATAAATGTTTGTCCAAAGTTTGATTTATTTGACAAAGATGGAAATAGCATTGGTGATGAAACAGTATATCCTGCTAATGACTTTGCTGGAAATAAAATATTTTCATATAGAGAAGGCGAAGGCACAAATGATACTGAATTAGGTTTTCCTATTACATATAAAAACTTTGTTAACATTGGTGATATTGTTTTTGATTTTAACTTGCTTTCAGGATCATATCAATACAAAGTAAATAACACATTTTTGACACACAAAAGTGATGTTTATTTTTTACAGAAAACATATAACGGTACAACTTCTTATTGTAATGCTTGGCAAAAAGCTACTGAGTTTAGTACTCAAAATGTTGTACGAAAATATCAAGGCAACGAAAAACAAAACTCGTTTGCAATTGATGTGTACGACAATAGTAGTGCGTTAACAGATTTAGAAGTACACGTTTATAAGAATAGTCAACTTTTAACTTTTAAAGAATATAGATTTGAAAATGTTAATAATCAAAAAGTTGTTGTCCTAAACAGCGATATTACAGAAAATGATATTATAGTAATACGTACATTAAGTTCTGCAGATAAAAATGCAAACGGATATTATGAAATACCACATAACTTAGAAAGAAATCCTCTTAATAACAATATTACAGAGTTTACACTTGGAGAAGTGAACGATCATGTTGAAGGACTAGTAGCAGAAGTTAGTGCATTTGATGGTGTACAACCTGGAATAAGCAACTTAAGAGATTTAGGAGATGTAAAAGGATTTGGTAGAAAGTTTGTCCAGCATAGCGGACCTGTAAATATTCCTTTATATCATTTAACAGATAAAAATGCAAACATAGTTGGAGCGATTAGATACGCTTCAAACGAATACACAAAGTTCAAAAGACAGTTTATACAAAATGCAACTGAATCTTCGTTTGATGGAACAGTTAAAGATCATGTAGATAATATTTTGAATACAATGAACTTTATGAAAACAAGTAAAACACCATTTTATAGCACAGATATGGCAGGTACTGGTGGTAGTAAAAAAATAGAATATGAAATATTAGATAATAGGATCACTGTTTACGCCTTATCAGCTATTTTTGACAAAACAACTATAAGCAATAAAGCGTTATATGTATATCTTAATGATGAGCAGTTGATGCATAACACAGAATATACATTTACTGGAACAGGTTTTGTAGATATCAAAGCCACTCTTACAGTTGGTGACAAACTTGTTATACATGAGTATGAAAATACAGAAGGTAGTTTTATACCTCCAACTCCAACTAAGATTGGAATGTATCCAAGTTATATGCCAGAAAAACAAACCGATAACAGTTATAGAGAATCGCAAAATATTCTAAGGGGACATGATGGAAGTATTATGCTTGCCTTTGATGATTATAGAGATGATTTAATATTAGAATTTGAAAAAAGAATATTTAACAATTTAAAAACAGCGTATGACACAGATATTTTTGATATCCATGATATTGTTGGCGGTATAGATAGAAACACAAGAATATCAAAAAATACAATAGATAATATTCTTATTAAAGATTTTATTGATTGGACAAAAGTTGCAAAAGCAGACGATTACACAACTAATAAATTTATCGATCAAAACGATAGTTTTACATACAACTACAAAGGAAGCAAAAATCTAAGAAATGATGATTTACCTGGCTTTTGGAGAGGTATCTATAAACAAGCATATGACACTGATAGACCACATACACATCCTTGGGAAATGTTAGGGTTTGGTATTAAGCCAAGTTGGTGGGAAACTGTTTATGGTCCAGCACCATATACAAGAGATAATTTAGTTCTTTGGACAGATTTACAAGATGGTATTGTTAGAGAACCAAACAAAGCTGTATTAAAAAAGAAAAAGTATGTAAGGCATAATTTACTATTGCATCTTCCTGTAGATGCATCTGGAAATTTATTGTCGCCTTTAGATAGTGGATATGTTGCAAACTTTAGCTATGCAATACAAAGCAAATATAACTTTGTCTTTGGAGATGAAGCACCAACAGAATCTGCATGGAGACGAAGTAGTGGTTATCCTTTCTCATTAATGATTGCGGCTGTTTTACAAAAGCCAGCTTACACAATGGGTGTTGGTTTTGATAGAGCTAGAATACAAAGAGATTTAGCAGGTAATCTTGTTTATTCTGCTACTAACAAACGTATTAACACAGCTAACCTAGTATTTCCAAGAATTGATCAAAATATTGCGTCTGGATTTATTAATTATATTGCAGGTTACATATCAAATAATATAGAAACACAATATACAGAATATACAGAAAATCTAAAAGCATTGACTAACAAGTTAGGATTTAAACTTGCTGGTTTTGCCGATAAGTCAAAACTAAAACTTGTACTAGATAGTAAAACACCTTTGAATGAAGGAAATGTTTTTGTACCTGATGAAAATTACAATATTATATTACGTAAATCTTCACCTCAACAAGTAATAAGTTATAGCGGTGTGATTGTAGAAAAAGTAAGTAATGGTTTTAAGGTAAGTGGATATAATCAACAAGCACCTTACTTTGAGTATTTTGCCGCTGTTGAACTTACAAACGATCCTTTTATAAACGTCGGTGGAATAAGCGAAAGTTTTATTAACTGGACAGAAGACAAACAACTTATTGCTGGAAAAATAGTACAGTTTCAAAACAAATATTATAGAGTCAATACAACACATAGAACATCTACAGACTTTGACGAAACAAAGTTTACTCCTTTACCTGCATTACCCGAAACAGGCGGAGCTGGAGCTTTTTTTAGAAAGAACTTCCAAACAGCAAAAACAAGACTCACTTACGGAACAATATTACCTGATAGTCAAGCGATAGTAGACTTTATGCTAGGATATCAAGAATGTTTGAGACAGTATGGTTTTAGTTTTGAATTTTACAACAAAGATACTGAGTCTTTAGAAAATTGGAACTTAGCATCAAAAGAGTTTCTATTTTGGACAACACAAAACTGGGCAAGTTCTAGCACACTTACTTTAAGCCCTGGTGCAAATAAAATAATGTTTGAACAAAAGTTTTTTACAGTTGACAACATATATGAAAATTTATATGACTTTGCAGTGTTAGATAAAAACAGCAATATTCTTAAAAAAGCTGTGAGTAACATATATAGAGATAACGGTAATGTTTTTACACTTCAATCAGAAGATGGAATATATTTTGTAAACTTGCCTTTAGTACAAAGAGAGCATGTTGTACTCATAGACAATACAACTGTTTTTAATGACACAATATACGCACCTGAAACAGGATATAGACAAGAAAGATTAAAAGTTGTAGGGTATAGAACAGATGACTGGAATGGTAGTTTAAATATACCAGGATTTACCTATGATAATGCAAAAGTAACTGATTGGGAAAGTTATAAAGATTACAAAACAGCAGAACTTGTAAAATATAAAGAGTTTTATTATGCGGCACGTTTTACACATAGTGGCACTGAAACATTTAAAGATGGTAACTGGAGTAGACTAACTGAACGTCCAGATAGTAAACTTGTGCCAAACTGGGATTATAAAGCAAATCAGTTTGCTGATTTCTACGATTTAGACACTGACAACTTTGATACAGAACAGCAAAGATTAGCTCAGCATTTAATTGGTTATCAAAAAAGGCAATATCTTGCTAACATTATTAATGACGATATAAGTCAGTATAAGTTTTATCAAGGATTTATACAAGACAAAGGAACTTCAAATTCTATAACAAAACTATTTGATAAACTTGGTGCAAATGATAAAGATAGTTTAGAACTGTATGAAGAATGGGCAGTGCGTGTAGGACGTTATGGTGCTACAACAAGTTTTGATGAAGTAGAATATATTTTAGATGAAAGCAAGTTTAGAATTGAACCTCAACTTGTAGAGTTTGTAAACACTGTTGACGACACTAGAACAGATTTAGTTTATCAGTTTCCTAAAAAAGATGTATATTTAGAACCAGATGGATACGCACATTCATCATTACCAACTGAATCATTATCTAAAGAATATTCAAAAACTGCTGGCTATGTCAAACTTGACCAAGTTGATTTTATGGCTAAAAATGTAAATGATATGTTAGTCTTAGATATTGCAAGTGTTGATATTGGTAGTTATATATGGGTAACAGCAGACGGACAATCATGGAATGTTTATAAACACATAGTCGCACCTATGCGTATTATTAGTATTGAAAAAACTGCATTAGGATTTAAGGCAAACTTTGATAGACCTATTACTTTAGCAGAAGGCGATTTTATTGGTTTCAATAATATAGATGTAGAAGTAAATGGATTCTGGGTAGCTACAAACGTTAATCAAAATGAAATCATTGCAAGCGATTCTACAGTGTTAAAACCTAGTATTGAGATTGTTACAGATAATGAAATAGGTACTGATTTTATTGATTTAGAAGATAGTACATTAGGTATAGTTTCAATATTGTCATCTAGAAGAGTTTCAACACCAGAAGATATAAACACAATAACAAAACAATATGATTTAGATCTAAAAGACAGAATGTGGGTAGATGACATAGGCTCTAAGTTTGGAGTTTACGATAGCAATGTTATACGTTCATTTAAACAAAAAGTTATAAATCCAGAAACTGTAAGTTATGATTTTGGTAAATCATTTGATGTAAGTGCTAACAACACAACAATGGTTGTAGGTACACCTGATAAAGATGATGGTAGAGTTTATGTTTACACAAGAAGTAGCGAAGCATTAGATTATACATTAAAACAAACATTAGAACCATTAGCTACTCATCATAGTGGAGGGGAATTTGGTACATCTGTTTCTATTACAGATGATGGACAATATTTGTATGTTGGTGCTCCAGCCGCGAGTAACGTTAAAACACGTTTCAAAGGCGCCTTAGATCCATCACAGGCATATATTGCAGGAGATGTAGTAAGTTCAAAAAGTACTCTGTGGACTGCATCAAATGATGTCACTGTAGAAAGCAGTACAATAAATTTAGATAGCGAAGATTGGGAAATAGCAGACGTCTTAAAAGCTGATCCATCTGGAAGTAGTTTAGGATATGCAAACCAAGGTGTAATCTATGTTTATAAAAGACTTATAGATCAGAGTTTCTTATTACAAGATGTAATAATGAGTTCTGCTCCTAAGGCAGGTGAACAGTTTGGTATTGCAATAAAATCAGTATCTCCGAGCGATTTCAACTATAATCTTTTTGTAAGAGGCACTGGTTATAATGGAAGAATATACCTTCTAAATAACAAAGGACAAAACGATGTTGCTTCTTACGAATACAGTAAAGATACTTCGTATAAAGGTGAGTTCCAAGAGATAGCAAAATATATTGAAAACGAAATAGTATTTTATCAAGGAGTACTGTATCAAGCAAATACAACTGTGTTTGCAGGTGCTTCGTTTGATTCAAGTCAGTGGAATGTTTTAAGTACATATGTTGACTATGCAGGCTTTGTTCCTCCATTATTAGATGATGCAAGCGATTTGTTAGATGAAGATAGCAGTAACTTTGGATTTGATTTAATATCAAATATTGGTAGCAACTTTGATATAAGCAGTAACGGAGAAGTTCTTGCTATAACTGGTTTGTTTAATCTTCCTGACGATCCAGGTTTTGATCCGGATGCATCTGCATTAGGTGTTTCTTTCAATGAAAGACGTATAGCAATATATAGAAAAGTACAAAATAGATTTGTGTTTGATCAAAATATTGATTCGCCTGTTGATGGCGAAGTATTTGGCACAAGCATATCACTAAACAGCGATGGCTCTAAGATAGCTATAGGCGCACGTGGATCAGATATTAACGGAATAGCAAACGGTGCTGTATATGTTTATAAATCAACAGCAGGAACCTTTGCTTTAGAGCAAACACTATTATCACCAGACGGAGAAAGAAATGCTGGCTTTGGAGTTCGTGTAGATTTTGATGCAGAAAAACTTGCAGTGTCTAGTATAAACGGAGATACAAGAGCATTTACAACTTTTGACGGAGATACAACTTCGTTAGATAACAAAGCAACTGATATAATAGATTCAGTAATAGATAATGCACAAGTATATGTGTATGAAACATTAGCAACAAAACTTGTGTATGCTGAAAAACTTTATACAGTGCAAGATGTAAAAGGATCAAGAAATCCTTATTCAGTGTTAAAAAGAAATCATCTTTATGTAGTAGCACCTGCACAAGAAACTGATACAAATAACGGTTTTGTTGTAGATTATAGAGCAGATATAAATGCAAACGCATGGACTATAAACAGTCAAGGTGAAAATAATATTAACACAGATAAAATTAAAGGCGTGTGGTTATACGATAATACAACAAAAGATCTTATTACATATTTAGATTACATTGATCCTATTAAAGGAAGAATACCAGGACCTGCTGAACAAGAACTACATTATAAGTTATATTACGATCCTGCTGTATATAACGTAGGCACTACAGGAACAGGAAGCAAAGATCTTTGGGGTAGCCAGAACGTAGGAAAACTATGGTGGGATTTATCAGCAGTAAAATGGTATAATCCTTATCAAGGAAATATTCAGTTTAAATCAAACACTTGGAATCAAATTATTCCTGGTTTTAGTGTTGATGTATATGAATGGGTAGAGAGCTCTTTAACACCTAGTGAATGGGATAATATTGCTGATACTACAGAAGGATTAGCTGATGGTATAAGTGGCTTATCTTTATATAGTGATGACAGATATGTTGTGTCTAAAAAATATGATGCTGTATCTAGCACTTTTATTCCTGTATATTATTACTGGGTAAAAAGTAAAACAACATTACCAGATACATACGGTAGAAAGTTGACAAGTTTAGATGTTGCAAACTTGATTGCAGATCCTGCAGGACAGGGTTATAGATTTGTTGCAATGTTAGATGATAAAAAACTAGCATTGCATAATATAAAAAATCTTGTAAAAGATACAGATACTATTTTACATATTGATTATTATGTGCAAGATAATGCAATAGATAGAAACATACATCACGAGTACGAACTTTTAGTTGAAGGTTTACCAACAAGCAAACCAAATGCTGATATACAAAGTAAATGGATAGACAGCCTTGCTGGATATGATTCTCGTAATATACCATTACCTGATATTGATGTAAGTTTAGCATATAGATATGGTATTTTAAACACACCTAATCAAGCAATGTTTGTAAACAGAGAAGAAGCATTAAAACAAGTTATTGAAAGAGTAAATGGTGTTTTGTGTCAATACACTATTGTAGATGATTTTGATATCAGTCCATTACTACAAGTTGATCCTGAACCAAGTAAGTTTAGCAGAAGATACGATACAAGGATTGAAAGCGAAAATTTATTAAGATTTGTAGGTACAGCAAAAGTAAAGCAAGCAAAGCTAACTCCAACTATTGTTGATGGTGTTATTACAGCCGTATCTATAACAGAAAAAGGTAGAGGTTATATTGATAGCAACTATACAAGCGGTGATATTAGACAAGGACCTACTGTCACTATTGAAGGCAACGGTACAGGTGCTGAACTTAAAACTTTTGTAAACAACTTAGGACAAGTAACAAGTGTAGAAATAATCAACGGTGGTGAAAACTATTTAGATGATACTGTTCTTATAGTCCGTCCATTTAGTGTATTAGTTGCAAACGATTCTGATATAGGCGGATTTTGGGCAGTGTACAACTGGTTAGAAAGTACTCAAGAATGGTTTAGAGCTTATGTACAAGATTACGATGTAAATTTATATTGGAGTTATAAAGATTGGTACGCTATAGGATATGACGCACTTACACGTATTGATTTTGTAGTGCCTGGCAGTTATGCATTATCTGCTTTGCAAGATAGAATAGGAAACACTGTAAAAATAGAAACTATTGGTTCTGGCGGTTGGCTGTTACTTGAAAAGATTGATAATCAACCAGAAGTAGATTATACAGTCAACTACAAAGTTATAGGACGTCAAAACGGAACTCTTGCATTTGATAGTATATTATATCAAAATAAAACTGTAGGATTTGATGCTTCTATTTACGATGCGGCATTATATGATAGAGAACCAACAGAAGAAATAAAAATTATATTAAAAACTATTATTGAAAATATATTTGTTGACCAACTAGAAGGTGAATGGAACAAACTATTCTTTGCAAGTATTCGTTATGCAATGAGCGAACAAGTTGACTTGGATTGGATTTTCAAATCAAGTTTTGTAGTTGCTAAACATAACGTTGGCGAGTTAGAACAAAAAATTACATACCAAAATGATAACTTACCTAACTATCAAGACTATGTGAACGAAGTAAAACCTTATAGCACAAAGGTAAGAGAATACATAAGTTCATATGGTAAACTAGAACCAACGCAAACAAGTGTTACTGATTTTGATTTACCTCCTAGATATGATGCTAACGAAGGTAAGATTATAAGCGAAACTATAAAGTTTTTTAACAATCAAATAACAGGTATAAATGACACAACATCAACTTATCCACAAAAGCATTGGTTAGAGAACAACGGTTTTGAAATAACTGATTTTGTAATATACGATGGCGGCTCTGGATTTAACTACACTGCGGTTGTTACAGTCAGTGGAGGCGGAGGCCCAACATTAACTGGTAAAGCATACATTGGCGGCGGTAGCATAACTTATATTGAAGTTGATACTGTTGGCGCAAAATATTTTACAACACCAACTGTTACTATAGATGTTTCAAATAGAGATATAGATGGAACAGATGCTATTGTATACGCACAAATAGGAAACAGCCTTGTTAGAAGTTCGCATATTTTAATGAAGTTTGATAGAATACAAGGTGCATATTATTTTACAACATTAGATGAAACAGAAACATTTACAGGTAATGGCGGTGCAACTGAATTTAGTTTGAAATGGCCAAGTAGCACAAGAAGTGCTGATGTAACTGTTACTGTTGCAGGAGAAGTTCAGTTATCAAGCGATTATACTATAACAAATGTTTTAGATAATACAAAATCTTATGATAGAACAAGAGGTAAAATTACACTAAACAATGCACCAGCAAATTTTGCAAGTGTTGTTATAGAGTATAAAAAAGATGCATCACTATTACATGCTTCTGACAGAATAAACTTTTTCTATAAACCAAGTACTAATATGCCAGGTAAAGAACTTGCACAACTTATGGATGGTGTAGATTACGGTGGCGTGCAAATGGATAGCATTGGCTTTGGTGAAAACGAAGGATTTGATGCAGAAGCATTTGGACAAAACTTTGATACATTTGATACAAACTATGATGATGAAATTATCATATTAGATGGAAGCACACAAATTATAACATTAGCAAATGTATTAGAATCAGGTATTACTTACAACGTTTATCTAAATAATGTTAGAATAGATGATCCTGCATATGATGGTAGTAGTGTTGTAACTAATCCAAATGCAAAAATGGTATCTTTACAAGGTGATGATATAACTAATACTGTATTTTTAGACAGTAATGTTATAACTACAAAAGACGGCGATGTAGTAATAATAAGAAAATCTACAAGTGACGGTAGCTATTCTGCACAAAGCACAGCATTAGATGTTAGCTTGCAAGGCGGTAACTTTGAATATACAACTGCATCTGGTATAAGTGCTAGTGATATTGTTGTTGACGGTGATGGATTTGTTACAGAAAAAACAAGCAAAGGACCGGAAGAGCAAGTACCTGGACAAGTTTTAGATACATTAGATATACAAGTTTATAACAGAAATACAGATGGTACAGGTGTTATTGCAGTTAGAAATTATATAACTGATGGCACAACTATTGAATATGATTTTGAAGATTATCCTCAAGATAACACAACACTAATAATACAACTTGATAACAATGTTATAGATCTTGCAAACGTTAATGTCAACTGGTCTGAAAAAACAATAAGTTTAGAAGATAGTACAGCTATAGCGGCAGGCAAAAACTTGTCTATTACCACAATAGGTGTTAATGGTGTAAACATTGTAGATAGTGATCAGTTTATTGCAGATGGTATCAATACATATTATGATTTGAATATTGCATGGAAAGATGGTCTTAGTGCATTTTTAACTATAAATGGCACATACAAAGAATCACAACAAGAGTTTGGTATCAGAGATTATAATGGATTTGTTAGATTAGAACTACCATCTATAGGAGCCGCTGGCGATATAGTAAACTATACAATATACGATGGTGAAGTAAGTAAGTTTAGCCGAATGGTTATTGATAATACTTTTGTATGTGATGGAACAAATAAGTCACATAAATTTATTAATAGCGTTGCATTTCCTACAATCAAAAAACCTATTGCACAAAACATTTTAATAAAAAGAGGCGATGGAAGATTCTTAAATGCAGGATATAGAAAATCATACACTTTGACAGTAGCAAGAGCATATGATATTGATAGATGGCAGTTTGAAGATTACAGATTATTAAGAAATACTGATTTTGTATGTTATTTGAATAATCAAATTATGGATACAAAAGATTATCTATATGATACAATAAATGGTAGAGTATTACTGCTTAACAACAATGTAGGCGCTGAAGGAGATTTATTTGAAATATTTGTTATACGTGATGCAGAATATTTCTTTTTAAATACCACAGTTATTATAGGCAATGGCGATGGTGTAAATGATCCTGTTCAAGGACAAGATATACAATTTAGATTATCTGATGATAGCACAGTAGTTATTGCTACAGTTGAAAGTTTTACAAGATCAAGCGGAACACTTACAATAGAGTTACGTGGCTATGTTAGAGAATTATTCCAACTAGCAAGTATTGATGATTCTCCTGAAATTATTGCTAACTTTGATAATGATAGCACTATAGCAAAGATTACCAGCGTAACACTTTCTGAAACAACGCAACTAACATTAACAGATGCACCAGCTGATTGGGAAACAGTAAACATTTACACATTTAGCAATCATGATATCAACGAGTTTGAAAGAAACGCTTTTGATATTGTATGGAATACAACTGATGCTCCGGCTGGCACACAAGCATACATAGATAAAAACTTGTTAAGTAGAGGATTCATAAAGTTACAAAAACCTGCTATTAGTGCAAACTATGTTTGGGTATTTAAAAATGGTGATTTATTAACATCACAAAATGATTATACCCTATCAACTTCGGGCGATGGCGTACAGCTTAAACAAAAAGTAACAAGTAATGATAAAGTTGAAGTATTACAGTTTGCAGGAACTCCTGTTGCTCCTAAGTTTGGTTACAGAATATTTAAGGATATGTTAAACAGACATCATTATAAACGTCTTAACAGAGATAATGAATATGAATTACAACAACCTTTAAACTATTATGATACTTCAATACAGTTAAAGAATGCAACAGGTATTCAAACTCCTAATAGAGCTTTAGGTATACCTGGTGTAGTATTCATAGATAAAGAACGCATAGAATATTTTACAGTAGACGGAAATCTTCTAAGGCAGTTACGAAGAGGCACTTTAGGTACTGGTATAGCGGCACAATATGCCACTGGAACAGTAGTGCAAGGTCAAGGAATAGAAGAAACTATTCCTTATAAAGACGAAATAGCAACAACTACATTTGTAGGTGATACAAGTACAAAACAATTTGTTTTAGATTTTGTTCCTACTAGTGTAAACGAAATAGATGTATTTGTTGGCGGGATACGATTGCGTAAAGACAATGTAGTAACATTTGACAAAACAGTCGATATGGATTCACCAGAAGCAGATGTAACACTAGCACCTGAATATACAATAGAAAATATTGTTTGGGGTTCTAGTACAAGGACAGTAATCAATTTAGCTGATTATATTGACCCACCTGCAGACGGAACATTGGTAAAAGTTATACGTAAAACAGGCAAAATTTGGAATGATACAGGCAAAGCACTTGCTAATAGTAATAATGAAATAGCTAGGTTTATAACAGACAAAACAATATCGCTACCCCGATAAATACAGTATAGAAACGGAATGTAAACATGATAAATGAACAAAGTGGAGTACACATAGAAGGACACATAAAAATACATAATCCAGAGTCTGGACATGTATTTGTGAATAAACGCAACGCTATTCATTACGAAAACATGAGCATAAGTCTTGCAGAAAGTTTAGGCAACTCTGGTCAAGGTTATATATATGAAATGGCTTTCGGTAATGGCGGAACTAGTGTTGATCCTACAGGTATTATCACATACCTAACCCCAAATAGCACTGGTACAAATGCAAGTTTGTACAATCAAACATATACAAAGGTTGTTGATGACAGAAGCGTTAACAACGTTGACCCACAACGAAATAAAATAGAAACAAGGCATGTCACAGGTGTAAACTATACTGACATAGTTGTAAGTTGTTTATTAGATTACGGAGAACCAGAAGGACAAGATGCTTTTGATACTGCGGCAGATACTGAACAACAGTTTGTATTTGACGAGCTAGGATTAGTTGGTTATGCGTCTACTGGTACTGGTAGATTACTTACACATGTTATATTCCATCCTGTTCAAAAATCACTAAACCGTTTAATACAAATAGACTATACAGTTAGAGTACAAAGCCTTAGCGGAGGAAACAGCTAATGGCATACAATATTCCGTTTACAGATCAAGCTAACAAGGGTACTATTAATGTTGAAGATAATAGTATCAACACAGAAACAAGTGTTAAGTTACCTGGTAGATTACTATCAGATTATGGCACAAGTATTAATCAAAACTTTTTACATCTATTAGAAAACTTTGCTAACGTTAATCCTCCATCAAATCCTGTCGAAGGACAGTTATGGTATGACACTACAGATAGTGTAGATCAACTTAAAATATACGATGGAACAAACTGGGTGGCCGCAGGCGGACTAAAAAAAGGTACAAGTGAACCAGCAAGTACAAATAGCGTTAAAGGAGATTTGTGGGTAAACACAAGCACAAGTCAACTTTATCTATATACTGGAAGTGGTTGGCTTTTAGTAGGACCTGAATTTAGTGATGGAAACAAAAGCGGAACACTAGTAGAAGAAATAATAGATACAGGTGATGTAAGTAGAACAGTTATAATAGGTTATGTAGATAATATACCAGTTACTATTATTAGTAGAGTGGAGTTTGCGCCTAAAACAACCTTTGCAGGTTATAATAGCAGTACACCTATAAAAGTAGGTGTAAATTTTAACACATCACTTACAACTGCTAAATTTAATGGCACAGCAACAACAGCTGAAAACTTACTTATAAGTGGTGGTACTATTCCTAGTTCAGCATTTATGCGTAACAACATAGTCAATCAAGTTGGCGAAAAAATGCAAATCAAAAGTAACGAAGGCATTGAAGTAGGAATCAATAAAACAATGAGTATGATTGTTGAAGGCGCTAATGGCATTATTGAAAATAATGTTCCAGGTGCACCTATTGATCTAAGAATAAACAATGCTGGTACTTTTACTGTTCCTATTAGAATTAAGAGTAACACAAATGTAGGTATCAACAACTTATCTCCAACTGAAAGTTTAGACGTTGTAGGCAATATTAAAACAGATAGCAATATAACTGTAAATGGCACTACAGAAAGTAACAATGCAACTACAGGTTCTTTGATTGTAGCAGGTGGTGTAGGAATAACTAAAAACTTAAACATTGGCGGTAGTTTTGTATTAGATGGAAATATAACAAGTACAAATATTTTGCCAGACACTGGCGGTGTTAGAAATATAGGGTCTAGTGTATTACCATACGATACACTACATGCAAATAGGATTACAGGAAACTTAACAGGTGATGTAACTGGTAATGTTAGTGGCACAGCTGGAAGCACAGCAAAGTTAAACAGTGTGACAACATTTAGTATTACTGGAGAAATGACATCAGTAGCACAAACTTTTGATGGACAGACAGGTGGTAGCACAAAAACTTTTAACATGGTTGCACAACCTGAGATAATTTCAAATAGAACAGCGGCCACAACTGTTAACAGAACAACCGATACATTACTGATTAATCAAAGTGGCACTTTGAAATCTGCAACACCTAATGATATTATTGGTAGTATTGATACAATGCCAGTTGGAACGATTATTATGTTTGGCGGCATAACTGCTCCAACAGGTTGGTTTATATTAGACGGATCAGAAAAAGCAGTATCTGTGTACGGCACACTGGCTACTGCACTAGGATACGATCCAGCAGATCCAACTACATATTATCATGGCACGTCTAGTGATCCAAATACATTATTTAAAATACCAGACATGCGTGGACGTATGCCAGCAGGTATAGGTCTACCCGGTGGATCAAATAGAATATCAAATGCTTCGCTTGCTACAATGGGTGGAGTAAGCGGTTCTGAAAATACAACATTAGAAGAAAGACATTTGCCTGAACACGAACATGATTTAAAAAGTAGTACTGGCGAACAGTTTTACGCCACAACAACTGCAACTACAACAGCTCCAGAAACTATATCAGGTGATGGTGATGCATCAGGTACAGGTTCAAGACTTAGGACCTCAGGAGGCTTAGTCAACTTAGCAAATGATGCCTTAGATATTGTAAATCCATTTGTTGCATTGAACTTTATTATATATCACGGAGTAACTTAATGGCCTATAAACTTAATAAAACAGACGGATCAATATTAGTAGAACTTGTAGACGGCAGGCTTGATATTACAACCGCAGACATTTCTTTAATAGGCAAAAACTATCAAGGATTTGGCGAAAGTATAAATGAAAACTTTATTAAAATGCTTGAGAACTTTAGTAACTCAACTGCACCAACAAGGCCTATAAGAGGTCAGCTTTGGTATGATACAGCTACAGGTAGATTAAAAATATATGACGGAACTACTTTTAGAAGTACTGATAGCACAATATATGCAAGTTCACAACCTACAGAATTAATACAAGGTGATATATGGATTGATGGATCTAAAGATCAAATGTTCTTTTGGAATGGCACAGACACTCTTTTAGTTGGTCCTCCATATACAAAAAATCAACTTAGATCTGGTGATGTTATTGAAACTGTAAATTCAACTACTGGTCAAAATAAAGTAATCACGAAAAAATATTTGAATGGTAGTTTGTATGCAATCGTAAGTAAAGAAGCATTTACACCTTATCCTGCTATTTCTGGTTTTACAAACTTAGGAATAGGTTATAATTTAAGCACAACATTTGACGGATTTCAATGGTTTGGTAAGGCAACAAGTGCTGGTAAAATTATTGATGATAGTGGAAATGTATTTGATGCAAATAGTTTTATAAGTGCTGATACAGATGATGTAACTACAGGTAGGATTACTATTGCAAATGATGGTGGTTTGATTGTTGGTACAGATAGTGATTTGACAGTACAAGTAAGTGGCGAAACAACTGTAATACAAAACAACAGACCAAACGCTGACATGCGAATACAACTAAGAGATGGCACTGGCGAATACAATGGTTTACATTTCGATGGCGATGCAAGACGTTTAGGTATATTCAATGATGCACCAAGTGCGGCGGCTATAGCAGGTAGCACATATACTGAAGGCGTGATAATTGGAACTACAGCAAGACCAAACAATCTTGTGGTTACAGGTGATTTACTTGTATCAGGAAATATGACAAGTTTAGATGTAGCAACTTTACGTGTTGAAGATAAGCAAATAGAACTTGCTATTTTTGAAGACAGTACTTTGCCTACAGACGCAGATGTTGACGATGCAGGTATTGTAGTTAGAACACAAGGTGATGACAAGCGTTGGACATGGAGAACAGCTACTGATAACTGGACAAGTTCACATGGTATTAATCTAGATAAAAGCAATGACAGTTTCTTTATTAACACAAATAATGTGCTTTCATTAGACACATTAGGTAGTACAGTTATTAACAGTAATATTCAAAACATTGGACAACTTAATACATTAGTTGTTGGTCAAGTTTCACAGACTGATACAATGACACTTACAGAAGATAGGATTACTACTACTGCTAACTTAGAACTAGCATCAGTTGGTTCTATTAACTTAATAAACAACGTAAAAATTACAAATGTAGACAAGCCTGTTAGTCCAAGAGATGTTATAAACACTCCTGCTTTGACAGAAGATGCTGACAATCTTGTCGCAACTAAAGGCTATGCCGATCAAGAAATAAATGCGGCCCAACTTACAACTGGATTAGATGTTACAGGACTTGGAAGCACATATGCTGTTGGTACTTGGGCAGGCGGCGGCGACACAACATTATTAACAAATGTAGCGGCTATTTTGACTGAAATATTTACACCATCAGGAACAGTAAAAGGCAAAGTTGCAAAAATACATGCTGTATATTATACTGCAACAACAAGTCCGATTGATGTAAACACAGGCGTTGCTAAAACATTAGTAGCGGTAGATAGTGCTGGTACACAAAACGTAAATGTTATTGGAGATTTTACTATCTCAAATCCAACTGCCACAGTTAACCTTACAGTGACTAGACTTACTATAAGTATGAATGTGATTGGTTCTGGTATATGGGATCCACAAACTGGAGTAATTACAGCATCAGCGGTATAACGATAAATAACATAAGCACGAGGAGCAACAATGGCGTATATTGTAAACAGATATAACGGAACACAACTGGTAGTCGTAGAAGACGGTACCGTTGATCAAACAACTGAGTTAAAACTCATAGGCCGAAACTATAGTGGTTACGGCGAAGCACAGAATGAAAATTACTTGCATTTGCTTGAAAACTTTCAAGGAACTTCAGCACCATCTAAGGCACTGTCAGGACAAGTTTGGTATGATTCAAGTACAACTAAACTAAAGTTTTATACAGGTAGTGCATGGAAAACAGCTGGTGGTACAGAAGTATCAGCAAGCGAACCAGCAGGATTAGACACAGGCGACTTATGGTGGTCAAGTGCTAGTAATCAGCTTTATGGAAAAACAGCAGGCGGTGAGTTTGTATTAGTTGGTCCACAAAGTGCTGGTAGTGGTACAACACAAATGCTTAGTATTAATGTTACAGATAGTTCCGACGCAGAAAAAACAGTTATTGTTGCTCTCATTAACGATGTTGCGTTGTATATTATTTCTAACGAAGAGTTTACATTAAAAGGCACACAGCCAGCAGGCGTACCTGCTTTAACAGGTTTTAGTCTTATTAAAAGAGGTATTACATTAGTTAACAGTGCTACAGGACAAACACAAAACAGTTTAGGAAGTCCTGTAACAGGCGCAACAGGCGAACCTATTTTTTGGGGTACAGCTAATGACTCTTTAAAACTAGGCGGAGTAGATGCCGACCAATTTTTACAAACAGGTACTAACATACACTTTCCTGCAACAGGTTTTGCAATGGGTAATGCACTTTCTTCAGGTACGTTTACTATGACAAACGTTGGAAATGCGGCACCTAAACTATCAACAACTTCAAGTGCAGGCTTACCTATTATATTTGCTGTTACACCAGATGGTGGTGGCTCAGCAGTAAGTATAGCATCTGTAAGAAACAATAGTTCAACTGGTAGAGGTATTTTTCCAGAATCAGATAACTTATATTCAATAGGTAGTGTAACTGAAAGATTTGCAGAAGTACATGCTGTAAATTTTAAAGGTACAGCGGATAAAGCAACTACACTAGACGTAGGAGGCACAGGAAGAAGTGCATCAACATCAGCAGGTGCTAACACAGTAGCCGCTAGAGATAGCTCAGGAAATTTAACAGCAACTATATTCAATGGTACTGCAACACAAGCTCGTTATGCTGACCTTGCAGAAAAGTATACAACAGAAGAAGAACATCCAACAGGAACTTGTATGACAGTATCAACAGCTAAGTTTTCAGAAGGATCTGATGTAAGTGCAGAAACTAAACCATGTAAATCAAGTGATTTGTGTATTGGTGTTATTTCAGCAGAACCAGCATATTTAATGAACAGCGAATCAGACGGCCAAGCGATTGCACTTAAAGGTAGAGTACCAGTAAGATGTACAGGAGTTATTAAAAAAGGCATACCGGTATATGCATGGGATAACGGAGTCGCAAGTCCAACAGCTACAAGAGCGTTGGTAGGTATTGCATTGGAAACAAATGACGATCCAGGAGAAAAACTTGTTGAGTGCGTGTTAAAAGTATAAAGGAAACGTTATGACAGTTGGTGACATTATATCAGCATTTAGATACAATGAACTTCAAGGTAAAATAAATGCATTGTTAGGAATAGGTTCCGGAGACAAGGGTTATAATCAAACTGTTAGCAGTAGTGCTATTGCAGTAAGTGATACTGTGCAAGTTGTAGATATGAATAATCTCCACACAGATTTTACAAAAGTTTATGTACATATAAACAATACAACACCACCGACTATTTCTACAGTAACAACTTCAAACGAGATTACAGACTCATTACATAATGCATACGAAATTTTAATACAAGAGTTAGAAGACGATCGTTTTCTACTATCATCAGCACAAGCAGATATTGAATCAGGCGGAGTAAACAGCATTCGTAACGGTGCGGCTCAACCATGGGGTGGTACATCTTTACCACAAAGTATTAATCATACTGTAAGACTTACATTTACATCTCCTAATGCACGGAGAGGATTTTTTAATGCAGGCGGACAAATAAGATTTGATGCATCATTAAATATTAGTTCTGTGCCTTCTGATACAAATTTAGCTAAAAACCAGGATTGGGAAACAATGCTGTCAAACTCGGGACAAATACAGTTTGGCAGAACGGTAACAACAAATACACTACCTTCAGGTACTGCATATGCAATCGGCAATGAAGACTTAACTACTACATATCAAAATATATATTTGAAGACAGGAGCACCTGGCGGTACTTACTCAGACAATCAATGGTATATTGAAGCTAAAGAAGTTGATAACTCAACTATTGATTTTAATATAGTTTTTGATGATGTTGATGTAGGAGATGGAGGAGCAGACGAATATGTTGCAGGTGTTTTAACAAGTTCTGTATCGCATATTAGAGCATCGGGTTCGTATGTAAATACTCCTGCACCATCATACGCAAAAACAAGTGATTTATGATTGACACAATATCAAATATGTGTTAGTTTATAAAAAGAGGAGTACATATGCCGCAAATAGATGCCGCAACCTACAACACTGTGAGAGAGTCGATTGCTGAAAGAGTAGGCGATCAATCAGTATATTCAGAATATGGTTCTTTATCTACTCCCCTTACTGCAACTAGTGGTTATGGCAGAAGCTTTTCTAGCGGTAAAGTAGTAGGCGGATCAACACCTGGCGTTAGCGATACAGTAACTGATCAACAACACTTTGATTTGTGGTTAGATTTGCAAGCAGGATACGTACATCAAAATGGATCATTAAATGCCGCATCTAGTCCAACAGATTTTGAAGGTGTTAGATCACATCCAAGTAATATTAGTTTACGTGACCAAGTTACACAACAAGAACTTACAGATTTAAATACTATCTCAACTGCGGTACTTGGATTCAATCATGCTTCTACTGATTTTCCTGCTAGTAGTTTTGATGGCCCTACGCCTTTAGAAACTAGTGGTAGTGTAAGTACAGCAAGCACAAGAAGCACAGCTTGGGGTACAGGCGGATCGTCTATTATTACACACGAAGTCACTGTTGACTTTGGTAATCACCAAAACTTTTTATATTACCTTACTGCCGGCGGTGAGTTTAGATTTAGCTTATCTGCATCAGGAGGCACTACAGGTACACCTTATACAAAGGATTGGGATTGGGCACAGGTTTTTACAGATATGGCCACTGTGCGTTTTGGTAGAGTTGCTGGCACAACTTGGCGATGTGAATCTGTAGGTGGTAGTGGCACAGGATATAGTAATGCATCTATTACAAGCGGATCTGCTGGTACAAAGATTTTTGAAAAACAAGGTGGTGGCAGAGCAGGCGGTACTTCGGGTAATGTTCCGGTAGCACAGATCTACGATGATAACTTTTGCAGAATATATGCAGGTACAAATAGTGCCTTTAACACTGCATCACAACTATTGTTTAAGATTGAACTTAATGACGGAGATTTAGGTACAGGCGGGCAAGCAGAACCAGGAGGTCCTGCAGGTACTCTTGTAGATGAACAAGTTACTGCAACTATTACAAGCACAGTATTTACATACACACCAGCTAGTACTTTTGTATATGACGGCGTTACATATAATGCTATTGCATTACCTGTGCCAAATGGCACAAAAGACTCCGATTTTTAACTTGACATTAACCTTCAAACGCTATATACTAGTGTAAACCACTAGGAGATATCTATGGACGAACGCTTAGAAAAAGCATTGGATTTTAGTAACTATATGGTTACACTAAACAATCAAAAACGATTAATAAAAGAGCAATACGCAGAAGATCTTGTGTATTATTTTAATGGCGGGCAATTCGCTGTTACAAGCGAACTTATTAGTTTTTGTTTTGTTTTAAAATCCTCAGGACAAGAAGAACATATACTAGTAGATGATAACGATATTCCTATTTCTATTGAAAGTATAGAAGATTTTTTTACAGGTATTACTGATACGTATTTTGGTGCTGTAAATAAATATCATGCAGAATATAGTAAACTTAAAAAGAATCGTTCAGTTGAAAGCATAATGAATTTATGACAAGAGGTGTATTACTTTTTGCAACTAACAATACTTCGATTAACTATGTAAAGCAAGCACACTTTCTTGCAACACGTATTCGTAAGTTCATGGGATTACCTACGAGTATTGTTACAAGCACAGATATTGAAAAACAATATCCTGAATGGGCAAACGATTTTGATCATATAGAATATTCAAATCTTATGTTTCATAATGCTACAAGAAAGCGTTATGCTGATGGAGATTTATCAGATAAAATTATGCCTTTTTATAATAAAAATAGATCCTATGCATACGATGTTACTCCATATACTGAAACACTTGTTATGGACACTGATTTTGTCATTTGTAATGATATATTAAATAATTGTTTTGAACAGCAAAAAGATGTAATGTTATATAAAGATGCTAATCATGTTGGCATTTGGAGAAATACACCAGAGTTTGAACGTATTAGTGATACAAGTATAGATTTTTATTGGGCAACTGTTTTCTTTTTTAGAAAAACAAACGTAACAAAAATATTTTTTGATTTAATAAAACATATAGAACAAAACTATATGCACTATAGAAATATATATCAGTTTAAAACAACTACGTTTAGAAATGACTTTGCATTTAGTATTGCGGTGCATATTATGAATGGTTATCAACGTGGTAACTTTGCAGGACTATTGCCTGGCAAAAAGTTTTATGCTATAGATAAAGATGTTGTTTTAGATATAGTAAACGATGAAATAAAACTTTTAGTACAAAAAGAAAAACGATTAGGCGAATACACTGGTGTAAACTTAAAAGGTAGTAACTGCCATGTTATGAATAAGTTTAGTTTGGAGAGAGTCATTGACAACCAATAACTTTACAATGTTAGCTCAAAACAGCGAGTTTGATTATGTAAGGCAAGCCTGTTTAGCCGCCATGAGTATTCATGCAACAAATAAAAATGTAAGTATATGTTTAATAACTAATGATCCAGTTCCTACAAAATATAAAAATCTTTTTGATCACATTGTAGAGATACCTTGGGGAGATCATGCAGAAGAAGAAAACTGGAAAATAAGTAATCGTTGGAAAATATATCATGCTATTCCATATGATGAAACTATGGTAATTGATACTGATATGCTTATACTTGATGACATTAGTAAGTGGTTTGATTTTTTACGAAACTATGATTTGTTTTATACAAGTAAAGTTTTTACTTATAGAGGTGAAGAAGTACATGATACATTTTATAGAAAAAACTTTATAAGACATAATCTACCTAATCTATACAGCGGATGTCATTATTTCAAGAAAACAGATCTTGCACATGAATTTTACACATGGTTAGAAATGATAACAAATAACTGGATGCAGTTTTATAAAAGTGCGGCATCAGGAAAAAAATGGGCAATGCATCCAAGTATGGATATATCAGCGGCTATTGCTACAAATATAATGGACATTGAACATCTTATAACTAACAAAAAAGTTAAAAATCCTAGCTTTATACATATGAAGCCTAAAATACAAAACTGGACAGAAAATTTTCAGTATAGATGGCAAGACAGGATAGGTGTTTACCTTGATGATGAACTTAACTTAAAAATAGGAAATTATACACAAACAGGTATATTTCATTATACGGAAAAAGATTTTGTAAATAAACACATAATCAATAAGTATGAAAAATATTTAGGAATATAAATGGATAAGAGATACGTATGTTTTGAGGACAATGGTTCTATATATAAAATATCTAAACAACCTGATGATCGATTTAAACATTTAGAAGTTGATTTTGAGGAAGTAAGAGATTTTATTGAAGGTAAAAAAAGTATTTTAGAACACAAAGTTGAATACGATTTTATTGAAAAGAAACACACTCTTAAAAGTCAGAAGCAAGTTGATGAAGATAAGTTGATGTGGTCGTTTATATACGAACTGCCGACTGAAAAGCCTGATGAACAACAACTTATTATAACTAGAGATAAAAAACAAAATGTTTGGAGATTGACTGTAGATGAAAAGTTTCAAGAGCAACTTGCAACAAATAATATTACTATAGATATTTCAAACTATTATTTTAGTATTACAAAAAAATACGATCCAAACATTTTATATAGACTAATTAGGTTTACAGATGGTAATGAAATACCATTTGCAGAAAAGTTTGAGTTTGACGATACACCAGTTTCTGTGTATACTGTACGTAGATTTGACACATACTATCATGAGGAAATAGATGGCTAATACATTTAGAGTTGTAGACTGTGATATAATTTATCTTAGTTATGACGAACCCAATGCTGATAAAAACTATGCAGACTTGTGTAAAAAAGTTCCTTGGGCTGAACGTATACACGGAGTAAAAGGCAGTGACAGTGCTCATAAGGCCGCCGCAAATTTATCAACTACTGATAGATTTATTACAGTTGATGGTGACAATATAATCAAAGATCAGTTCTTACAACAAAGTATCGATTTTGACGAACATATTGATTTGTCTAATAAAGTTATAAGTTGGACAGCTGAAAATATTATTAATGGATTAACATACGGAAATGGTGGCATTAAATGTTGGCCAAAAGAACATGTGTTAAACATGCGTACACATGAAAATGCACCAGAAGATAATCCACATGCACAAGTAGATTTTTGTTGGGATACACAGTATATTCAAATGAATGGAACGTATAGCATGATACACAACAATGCTTCTACACACCAAGCGTGGAGAGCTGGTTTTAGAGAAGGTGTCAAAATGGCACTAGATCAAGGACAAAGAGTTGATATAGAACAGTTCCATAGAAATCATTGGAAGAACCTACACCGTTTGTATATTTGGCTAATGGTAGGTGCAGATATAGAACATGGACGTTGGGCAATCTACGGTGCGAGAGAAGGTTTGTACAAAACAATGTGTACAGATTGGGACTTTATAAATGTTAGAGATTTTGATTACTTAAATGAGTATTGGGATAGTAAAGATTTGGATGAAGATGGCATGGATCTTGAAACTTCATTTCTAGGCGAAAAACTTATGGAAGAACTAACTTTACCTATTGCTGTACAACCATTAAATGCTAATCAAAGTATATTTTTTAAAACAGTTTATCAAAATCCAACAAGAGATAATAGTAATCAGTTTTTAGATAGAGAGCTCTAATGGAGCGGAGCGAAAGCGAAGAGATTAAACGCATAGATGAGATTACTAAAGAGATTTCACCTACGTTTTGCTTCGCTAAATGGTATCATGCCAATATATATTTTCAAACAGGTGAAACACATAGTTGTTATCATCCTGCTCCTCATAAGATTGATACTGCACCCTTACTAGAAAATCCAAGTGCTATACACAACACAGCACAAAAGAAAAAAGAACGTGCCGCTATGATGCGTGGCGAGCAACCTGCTGGTTGTAACTATTGCTGGAAGATTGAAGCAATGGGTAAAGATTACGTTAGTG